TTTGGTGGGCGCGGGTGGATTCGAACCACCGAAGCTGAAAGCAGCAGATTTACAGTCTGTCCCCATTGGCCACTCGGGAACACGCCCATATTCAGTTTTTGCAGTCCATGGATTGCCTGTATATATTACCACCCGGATGGTAGTTTGTCAACATCTTTTGCGGAATTTTTGGATTTTTGTGCCGAAAGCAAAAACACAAAAGCAAAAGCCGCCCAGAAATCAACGTTCCTGAGCGGCTTTTTGGAGCTGGTGACAGGAGTTGAACCTGCAACCCACTGATTACAAATCAAATTTATTTGGCGTTTTAACGTGAATAATCATCAATTTGTTGGCTTTCCGTTAGATTATGCATCCCGTGCCCTAACGTTGAAGCTCATGTAAAAATAGCACATTTTATGTCTTTTTACAAGTCGCTTATCTTCCGCATTACGAGCTCATACTCTTTCGGGTAAACCAGCTTTATTGCCTTCATGTGCTCGTCAAGCACCTGCATCAGACCTCCGAAAGGAACAGAGCTGGCAGCCGCCACAAAGTCGCTTTGCGGTTCCGCTGCTGTGGAGTACGCCGCCCGGTAATCCGTGGGCGGCAATGACTGGGTCTGCGTTTCAGGTGCCTGCTTTTCTTCCAGCTCGTCCCGCACAGTGCAGAGGGCGGCAAGTTTGTTGACACTCTGCCAGCTGGTTTCCTCGCACTTGAGCTTGCGGATGTGCTCATTGATCTCGTCAATATCCATACCTGCCGCCCCCTTTCTTATGCGTTGCGCAAGATGTCAGCTGCCCGCTTGTATGCATCGCGCTCTGCACCGGTGGCTTCCTGCATCATGTCCTCGATGTCGGAGATCATGCGCTCACGGCCATCCGTGCGGGAGTAGTGCCCGCGCACATAGTGACGGCCACGGTTGGCGTAGCTGTTGCCCCGGTTGTAACCGTTCCCGGCATCGTGGCCAAAAGTCCCGCGCATGTCAGCTTCCCACTCGCCCGCACGGCTGTACTCGCCGCCCTCGCAGTAGTCCTCGATGCGGTGGATGTCCAGAATGATATCCACGATCTCGCCGATCATCTCGATATCACCCGGGGAACGGTTCTTTTTGTCGGTCAGCTCCATGAGCTCGTCGCACATCTCATCCTTCAGATGATTCAGTTTATCCAGCATGACTTTATCTCCTTTCTTATGCTACCCGCTCAACGATCAGATTGCTGTTGGCGATGCTGACAGCCTGGGTACTGGTGTTTTTAGCCGCCACGGTGACGCAACAGCCGCGCGGCACCTCGATGAACGCGGCCACGAAAACGTTGAAGTAATTTTCGACTGCCGCCGGGGTGACAATGGCTGTCGCACTGGTCAGCGACTCACCGCCGACGGCCAGCGCAACGGAAATGGGTCCCACAGTGCCGCCGGTGGGAATGGCGATATTTCCGCCAAAGCTTACCTTGAAGCGCGCTTTGCATTGATTGGTCAGACCCCGCAGGGTCACAAGGCCGCTACCCTCACGGTGCATAATGCAGGCAGGGGCTTTCACCGCGGTCTCAGTCAGGGGAAGGTTTTCACCCGCCGCCACGATGACGGTGTTGGAGTTGCTAAATTCAGCCATTTTATCGGCTCCTTTCATAGAAAAACGCCGGGACTTTTGCCCCGGCGCTCTGGTTTGCAAAATCAGCTCAGGGGCTGAACAGACTACAATTTGCAGTCAGTTGCTGTGATTCGGTTATGCGCAGCTGCCGCAGCCGGTCCCACAGCCATAGTAAATGGCGTTGGGGTTGGGCACCTGATAGGCAGGCACGGGAGCTTTCTGCTGCAGAGTCCCGATGATCTGGTTGGTCTGCGCATTCATCGCGGTGGTCAGGAACGCGCTCTGGCGATCCTGAGAAGCAGCCCGGCGCAGCTCGTTGTTCTCGCTCTGCAGGGTGGCGATCTTATCATTGGTCAGGAAGTCGAGCACCGCGCGGGTGTTGCTGTTCTGATTCTCGATGATGTCCCGGGTGTTGTTGTTCATGGTGTTCTGCGTTGCGCAGAAGCCCTGCTGCATCTGGTTCCGGGTGTCGCACTCCTGAGTGGCCAGATTGTAGTTGACACCCTGGATCGCGGTCTGGGTTTTGCAGCAGCAGTCTGCCAGCTGTGTAGCCAGAGCATTCTGGCCCTGCATCAGCGCAACGTTGGTGCTGCTGAAGCCCTGCTGCATGGCGTTGGTGACGCCGTTCAGGCCCTGCTGCACGCCGTTGAAACCCTGAAGCATTCCGGTGTTCATGGCATAGAAACCATCACACAGGCCGCTTTCCAGCCCGTTCAGCTTGTTCATAACGCTCTGGTTGTCGAAGCCGCGCTGCAGGTCTGCCTGGGTCACTGCGCTGGTCATATAAGGCGAAGCGCCGCCCATGCCGCCGCCCCAGCCAAAGCCGCCCATGCCGCCCCAGCCGAACATGCCGAAGATCAGAAAGAGGACGATCCAGCCCATCCAGTCGCCGCCCCAGCCATTGAGGCCGTTGCTGTAGCCGTTGGCGGGCTGTACCGGCATAGTCAGAACCGTGCTATCAGAAGAAAGAGACATAGTTTTACTCCTTTACGTTAGATTTTGAAATTTATTCTAAATGCGGCCGCATTTCAGAATCCAAACATATTTTTCATGCCGTTGAGCATCGGCGCGATCTGCTGCGCCCGCTGCTGAATGGCGTTGAGCTGCTGCTGTGAGAGCTGGCCGGATGTGAGCATCTGGTTTATCATCTCCTGCGGGTTCTTTCCCTGCATCTGGCCCATAAACTGCTGGAACTGCCCGCCAATGGGGTTCTGGGTCTGTCGGCCCATCGAGTTGTACAAGCTGCTGCCCATCGTTTAGCCCTCCTTTTCCGGCTCTGGTGCTTCTTGCTTCTCCAACGCCGCCAGCTTTGCCGCCAACTCGTCGAACTCCTTGCGGGTGACATACTCCCCGCCTGCGGCTTGCGTGGCTGCAATCGACGCTTTGGGGCCGCTGGTGCGCTCTTTGTAATCGTAAATGCGAAGAGGGAACGGCCTGCCGTCCTGCCCCACTTCTTTGATGTAGAAGGTATCGGAATCGGCATCCAGTAAAAGCACTCGGCTCCCGTTGGCTACCAGATAGCCCCGGGCAGCCGCTTCGCCCTGTACCCAAATAAAGCCGCTGTCAGTCGGTGCGGTCTGCCCCTGCATTGTCGGCATCATGACGGGCTGGGGCTGGTACTGTGCTGCCCTGAGCTGTTCCAACTGCCCTTGCGGCTGTTGCGGGTAAAACACTTGCGGGTATCCGTTATAAATCGGCATCGTTTTCCTCCTTGTACCAGTAGTAGATCGGGCATTCTGCGCCGCTGTCCCAGCTGTCCCACCACGCGCCGTCGATCACGGTCAGGACGTGGCCGGAGCAGCCAAGCACGTACACGCCGCGCGGATACTCCCGGGAAAAATCTGCCACGGTGTAACAGGCGGTGCAGTCTGCTTCCACCATGCGGCGCTTGTAACCCTGCTTTTGAAGGTACGCGCCCCATGTGCGGTTGGCGCTGGGCATATCGCCGAGGGCGTAGCCGGTGAGCGCCAGCGCAATGTACGCCTGCTCCCAGCTCCGGCCGGTGGCCGCAGCTACCGCCCGCACTACGCAGTCCCCGACGCTGCTCCCGCGCGGGTTCGGGTTGAACCTGTGCCACATGGTGCCCCCTCCCTTTGTGCCCAGTGTACTTTTTTAAACCGCAGGGAGAGACAACGAACGCACAACGAAGGACAAAAAAAGAAGAGCGCCCACACAGCATAGGGCTGTATGAGCGCTCAAGCATTTGCACGCAGGGCGTATAAAATTTTCAAAAAGCCTTGACAATTGCACGCAATGCGTGTATGATAAAGACAGTGAAAGACCCCGAACAAACACATGGAGGTAACAATTATGAAAAAGCTTACTGCTGACGAGTTCGCAACTAAGGTTATGGCCACCGGTACCGAAATTGAGTGCGACAACGGCGTTTGGATGATTTACGCGCACCTTACCGATGATGGCGACGTCAAGACCTCTCATCTGGACGCTCGCGACCTGATGGTCACTACCAGCATCGAACTCTCCGATGAAGAGGGTGAGGCACTCATGAACGGCAATCTGGACGACGTTGAGAGACAGGCCGTCGTGGAAGATCTTTACCCGAAGTATCTTGAAGCTCTGGAAGATATGGAGTAAAGAAAAGTCCCCAGCCGATGTGCGAACATCGACCGGGGAGATTTAAGAAGGAGAAAACTATGTATACTACCGCAGAACTGTTCGCTATCGCAACCGACCCGAAAACATCCCGGGCAGCGTTCCTCAACAATGTCACCCTCAGCATCCCGGATGATGCCGACGGGCGCGTGGATCTGGATGCCGAGAAGGCAAGACTGTCCACCATCTGGGATTTAGCTCATCTTCCAATGCGTGAGCTGGTGGCCCGCACTGGTCTGTCGCAGACCGCTTTTGCAAAGCAGGCGGGCATTCCGCTGCGAACCGTGCAGGACTGGTGCGGCGAAAAGCGTGCGTGCCCGGCATACGTCCGCCTTTTGCTGGCGGAGCATTATAATCTTCTGTAAAGCAAGAAAAGCGCCCACACGGAAAAATCCGCATGAGCGCTTAACTGTTAAGGGCTTCACATTGGAAGCAAAAATAAAATATCACGTTTTGACTTGCAAGGCAAGAGCTTCGACAAAACTAGTGTAAATAAAACAAAAAAGACCCGCCATGATACGCATCGTCGAGAGGCTTGACGGGTTCAGATATCCACCCTAATGCGCTTCTTTGAGAGGCCGGGTGGATTTGTTGATGTTATTATACCACAATCAATCCGTCACGACAAGAACCAGCGCAGGGCCGTTGACGCTTACCGCTGCGTCCTGATAGGGCTCAACAACGGTCGTTTTCACGCCCTCGCGTTTGCGAAGCTCTGTAATAAGATTTGCGGTCGGAAGATTTTCGATGTTCACGGTGAGCTCCTTTCGTCTAGCTTTTCATCAATAATTTTCAGCCTATTGCCGATTGATGTCCGACAATACGGCACACGCGCTGCAATATCAACTTGGCATAGCTGGTCAACGTACCGCAACCGGGCGATTTTCCGGTCATACCTCCCAAGCGGCGCACGTTTTATCACAGCTTTTATCTGTTCTGCATTAAGCCCTTGCAACGCTGGCGGAAAGACTACACGAGCCGCCGCCACAGGCAGCACCGAGCCAGAAAGGCTGCGGAAGCTGTCCGGCGTTGCGTACCATATTGCCAACAACGGCAAAATGGTATGTTTTCGTGAGGTCACGAAAACGTCCGAAGACCATTTTCGTGATGTGCCGAAAATGCTCTTGTGCGATTTTGTTGACCTCAACAAAATCGTCGTATGTAGTGCTTGCCATGATATCACTCCTTATTGTGAACAATGATATAACGAATTGCGGAAATTTTGACGATACAGCTATCGTCCGGGTTGTTTTGTTGCACACCGCTGAGCGCAACGTATTCGCCATCTAGCCACAAAATATTTCCTTCCAACCGCTTGAGCCATTTTCCGCTGCCATCGAAATCAGCGGCATGGTCATCTAGGTCAATTTCGAGGTAAAAACCATCGTTCTGTTTTGCAAAGTATTTTTGCAGAACAGAAACGATTTCTTCCAAACCCATGTTTTCAGAATCAGCAATGACTTTGATGTAGTGATAATGAAACATTTTTTGTCTCCTTAAAGTGTGATTTCCTCAGCGTTCGCCTTGTCCTCAGCGTCCAGCGCATCGTAGTACGCCTGCGCAAGGGCTTCCACTTCTGCAATGTCGTCCTCCGTCAGCAGGCCATTGTCCAGATGGGTGTACGCCTTGTCCAGCCAGTATGCCACATCGCGTTCTGCGGCGATCTCCCGCTTGATGGAGCGCAGGGTCAGGTTGTGTCTGGCTTTACTTTTGATAGCCATGTGTACCTCCTTAGGTCATGGACGCAATGGCGTCCTCAATGCGTTTAATTGCGATGTTCACGTCCCTCTGATACTCCAGCTTAACCCCAACACCGTCACCAGCCTGCACCACCGTGTCAGGGCCGTAAGCTGTGAGGGCTTTGTAGGCGGCAATTTCGTCAGGGGTGAGCGGGGTTTCGATGGGGGTGGCGAGAATACCATAAACAGTTGTCGGATGCTCCTTAAAGTATGTTTCTGAATAAACACCAATGGGCAGTCGAAACGCAATACTCGCATTACCTGTGGCAGCATAAGAAAAAATGTATGGCGTATCAACGCCCCATGTGACTGGCACCAGTTTGAACGTGTTGCATAGCATGGGCAAACGTCCACGATCACGGATAAATGGGTTGTCTATCCGTACTTCTTCCGTGTTAGCCAATTTGTTAAAAATGTCCGTCGCGCTTAATGGTGTTACTTTTCCAATCCTCTGCACCCTCACCCCTCTCTCCAAGTCCACCTCGTCGCACACCCACTGCTGGCCGTTTTGGTCGGTGTAGTTGCCGCCAGAGGTGACAGGGATGCCGGGTAGGCCGTTGGGTGTGGGGAGCGTGAGAGTTTGCGTTTTGCCGTTCCCATCGCTCAAGGTCACCACCACACTCCCGCCGTCACCAGCGCTCACGATAGGCACAGGTGCATCCGGCGTGGGTGTGCCGTCTTGCGTGCTCTTACCGTACACGGTCAGGCCGCACAGCGGCGCAGAAAAAGCGTCGTCAACGCTGAGCGGATTGCCTGTCTCACTGCCTGTGAAGATGTTCTGCCGCACCTTTACTGCGCTGATAGCGTCACCTGTGGCTTTTGCATCGGCAGCTTCGCCCTCGTGGGTGAGGGTGGTGTCCAGTGCTACGGCAGGGCCGGTCTCGCCTTTAGGGCCTTGCACGCCTTGCGGGCCGACCGGGCCGATGGGGCCAGTGTCGCCCTTGTCACCTTTCTCGCCTTTGAAGTTTCCGTTTGCAATGCCGTCTTTGAGTTCCTGCAGGCTGTCAGCGGCTTCCTGAGCGCTCTGGTCTGCCATTGCTTCGCTGGTGGCGGCTTTGCTGGCAGCGGCCTCAGCGGCTTTGGTGGAGGCTTCCACCTGCTGGAGAGCCTTGTCCCGGGCCGCGTCTACAGCCTGCGTGGCGGCGGTCTGCTTGTCACCGATGGCTTTCAGAGCGTCCTCTTTGGCGGTGATGGTATCAGAAAGGGCCTGCCCTGCCTTTTGGGCAGATGCCCCAGCCTGCTGCGCTGCTGTCTGTGCATCGGTCTTGGCTTGCTCTGCGGCGGCGGCATCGGTGTGCACGGCATCCACCAGCTGCTGCCATGCAGGAGTGCCCGGTTCCGGCATGGTGCCGTCCTCCGTGCCGCTGTTGGCGCTGACACGATACCGCAGGTCTGCGCTGGTCATCACCTTTGCGCCGTCGCTGCCCTCAAAGGTGATGCACCCGCTTCCGGGCTGTGCTGTCACGCTGGCGGGCACGTCCACATAGCCGTCCACCAGCGAGGATGCCGGGTCTTTGCCGTCCGGCACGTGCCAGAAGCAGCGGATAGCCAGCCCTTCCCACTCGCCGGAAGCGGTGACGGCAAGGCGGTACACGCCCCGGTTCTTGGTGTAGCCAAAGCGCACCAGCTGCTCATAGCCCGGCACTTTGACGAAGCCATTGGATGCGAGAGATACGCTTAGCTCAATCATAAATTTACCCCTTGTTGATGGTAGGCTTCTTTTCTGCCAATGCCTTTTTCATCATGCTGACGGCCTTTTCGATCACGCTGTCCAGCACTTCATCGGTAATGAAAGGCTTCAGCCAGTCCGGCAGTGCGCCGCGCAGCGCGGCAAAGACCTGTGCCTTTTTCTTTGCGCCCTGACCGCTGCCCATGATGCTGTCCTCGGCGATGGTCACGAGCTCCAGCGCCCACTGCTTGACGTACTGCTTGTAGCCCAGCCGGATAGCGCCAACGGCCAGCGCGGCAAAGCCGATGAGCATCAGTACCAGTGCGATGGGTGCGGGGATAAAGCTAAACATTGCTTCCATGATTTGTTACTCCTTTCAGCAGGTAGTTGTTGATATCTGATTTGCTTTTTTGCATACCTTCGCGGTTGTTGCCGGACAGCTGCGAATCCAAAAGATTTTGTACGCCAACGAGTACGAGACGCATTTCTTCATCGAGGCCGTCAAAGCGGCGCAGGTCTCTTGCAAGGGCCTGTGCGTGCTGAAGCTGTCCCTGTTCCAGCACGCCAAGTCTTTTTTCGAGCGTATCCATTCGCTTGTTCTGCGCATCGTCGGGGGCCTGTGCCTTTTTGATGTACTTATGGATGATGTCCAGCACCTTGTCGATAGTGATGGCCGCAGCGCACAGGCTGCCCAAGATGCCCAGCACCCACAGTAAAGCTTCTTTTTCGGTCATTTACCCTCCCGGAGACGGGTCAGGCCCTTCTTGCTGATGATACCCGCATAGTCCTTGTATGCGTGGCTCATGTCCACGTTGGTGGTCACACCGGGTACACGGGCCTTGCTGGTATACTGCCACATGCCAAAGGGCCAGCTGGGCGCGGGCTTCTTTGTGCGGTAGGCAGCCAGCCACACGTCGTAGGGCTTCAGCGCCGCGCCGCCCATGTACAGGAAGGTACTGCCAAACCACAAACCGGTGTAGAGCAGAGCGTACACGCCCCAGCTTTCCACCGTGCTCAGCATGTAGGCCGTCAGGTTGGTCAGTGCGGCCTTGCCCAGCGGCTTCTGCACCTCGTCCTCAATGTCCACAGCCACCGGCAGCTCAAAGCTCCTGCCGGTGAGCAGCTTCTTGAAGTAAGCCAGCTCCTTGTCGGCTTGCTCCCGGTTGACCGATTTAAAGTAGCCATACACGCCGCAGGGGATGCCCAGCCGCTTGCATTCGGCGTAGTTGCGGGCAAACTGCGGGTCAGTGTAGGGAGCACTGGGCCTGCCCGCTGCACTGTTGCCCATGGCGCGAATTATCACACCGTCCACTTTTCCGCTTGCCTTGACCTTCTCCCAGTTGATCGTGCCCTGATATCGGGATACATCCATGATTTCAGCCATAGCGTCCTCCTTACTGCGTGATCTCCTCAAAGCCGCTCTTGATGAGCAGCGCCTTGACCTTCTCCTTCAGCAGGCGGGGGCAGCGTTCATACAGAGCCTTTGCATCCTCCATAGTCTCAGCATACATGATTTCCTGTGCCCACAGCTTCGCCATCATACGTACCATCCTTTCTAATTTTTGTGTGATTTTATGCATAAACAATCTCGCTCATTTCAAGCAAGCATTGCCTGAGCATCTTGTTTTCTTCCTGCAGTGCCGCCACCGTCTCCGGCAGCTTCTCCCGGGCTTCGGCCTTTTTGCGTGCTTCTTCCTGCGCGGCCAGCTCTTCGGCGGTGTAGCGGATGTACTTCTGGATGGGCACCTGTTCCACCCATTCCTCCTGTGCCTGTACTCCGGGGCGGTCAACGACCTTCCGCACATCCCTGCCGCCGCCGGGATACTCCGTTACGGTCTCGTAGTGGCTCACTTCCTCCACGCCTTCCACGGCGGGGTGCTCCACTGGCTCGGTGTCGTCCACCAGGTACCCAAGCGTCAGGTCAGGGTTTTCAATGGCCGCACCGTTCTCGTCAATGATCTTCATGGTTCAAAACCTCCTTTCTCATGCCACGCGCCGCCAGATGTGCACATAGTAGGCGGCAGGCTGCACGGTGGCGCTGCGGCCGTAGATTGAGTTCGAGAGGGAAGCGTCAAAGCAAAGGTCTCTGCCGGGATTTTGACTGCCTGCAGCACACCAACTGTAGGATTTTCCACCTCCATAAAATGCACCGCCTGCATTTGGGCGATTGGTGTTATAATAACCGGAATCAGTATCTGCGCCAGCATAGCCCGTGATGTTCGGCAGTCCGGCCTCCACGGTGGTGCCCGCTGCGTGGGCGTAGGATGCACCCATCAGCACCCGGTTTTGCGCAATCTCCTGCCATGTACCTCCGAACAGTGCGGCGGGACTGGTAGTGCTGACTGTTTGAAAAATACTGCCCACGGGGTAGGCTGCCAAAGCGCTGTCCGCAGAAAGCGTTCCGTCCGCATCGACCGTCAGACCGCTGCCCACCTTCACACCGCCCAGCGTGGTTGCGGTGGCAATAGGGAGCTTGATGCCTTTCAGCGCATCGCCAACAGCCTTTGCGTCGGCCGGAGCGCCCTCAACGCTCAGCGTCTTGTCGGTGCGTACAATAGCCGCAGCCCTGTCCGCTTCAGCTTTGGCAGAAGCGGCAGAGCTTTCCGCGCTCTTTGCGTCTGCGGATGCTGACTGTGCGCTTTGGGCTGCTTCGGCGGCGGAGGTCCGGGCGGCGCTTTCGCTCTCTGCAGCTGCTGCGGCCTTTTTCGTCGCGGTGCTGGCTGCTCCGGCAGCGGTTTGAGCGGCTTGCAAAGCAGCCTGCTGCTGGCCTGTCACTTCCTCGGCGTACTGCTTGACGTACTCCATGCCCTGTGCGATGTCCTCACGGACTTCCACGCCGCGCTCAGCCTTACGGATTCCCGCAATGGCTTCATCAAAAGTTTTATCCATAAAGCACCTCCTGTCTTATTAGCCTGACATGTACCCTTTGAGCGATCGACTCAAATCGTAAGCATCGGACGCTTTGCGTGCACTCAAAGCCTGCAGGTCGCTGATGCTGGAAAACTCAGTGCCAAATGTAAACTCCTTTTTATCCGGCGAATCCAACGGCTCAACAAGCTTGGAGCACAGCAACCAGGTATCTACACCATGCGGTGCAGAGAAAATGTGCGTTTGCTTTCCAAGCGCAATACGGCTGACATCAATATCAGCGTCTTTCAAATCGACCGCTTTGACTGTCATGCCGTTCAGATAGCGCAGATTTTTGGCAAGTTCTTCCTCTGCCGCATCCAGCAAAGACTGCGGCGTGCTTTCGATGCCTTCAATAAAGATCACTTTTGTGATGATGCCAAAAAGCTTTTGCGCAGCCAGATCGTTTGCGGTTTCTGTAATGGTTTCTCCCCATGAAAAAACAAGCCATGTTATCTTTTTGGCACCTACCGCGATCACCCGCGTGTAGATATCCTCTGCTTTGACGTTGTTGGTCAAATCCAGCAGGTTTGTTCCAAAAGCCACCGTCTGGCTGTTTTTATCGGTGATCGCCTGCAGATAGTCCAGATACCGGCGCGGTTTTCCGTCAGGATCTTCTGCATGGCGCAGCACCAGATATCCGCCGTACTTTTCCACCAGCTCACTCTGCAAGATGTCCCATGTAACGCCATAGTTTTTTCCATCGCCAAAGCTGTATGTAGGTTCCTTCACATCAAACAAAAAGCGAGAATCAGTCTTGCCGTTGATAGCAAGGATGTATTTCCCGTTTTGCTCGGTGATCTTAAAGGTCTTGGATTCAGATGCCTGCTCAACGTTGTAAATGGAGTACGTGCCAAAATTTTTGTTGCAAGTACCGCAGACGATTTCGGCTTTTTTCACTTCGACCTTTGCGGCGTACGTTTTGCCCTTTACATAGGCTGCAAACAGACGCACGCGGAAATTGTTGCTTCCAATCCGTGAAATAATGCGACCTTCCGCAATGTGCTCTTCATCGATTTCCCAGCTCAGGCAGGAAGCTTTGTCGATCTCTGTTTCCTCATAGAAAATATTCGTCTTTCCATCCACGGGATCTACAATTCCCCAATGGTAAATGTAATCTCCATCATTAGAATCGTAGCTGTAACCCACCTGCACGACTTTGATGCCGTCGATATAGGGCACGATCATGGGAATGTCCATTTGCACATTGCCAGGAGTAAAAGCTTTGTATGCATCTACCATTCCGTTGTGGTTATCGCAGATCCATTCCAAAAACTGCGAAAAGCTCACATTTTTTGCAGCGTACGGCGCAAGACCGCTATCATTCAGATACGCAAGCTCTCCTTCGCAGTAGATTTTCTGACGCATCAAAAAATCCTGCTCATGGCTCATGGGGCGGCCCTGCCAGATGGAAACGCCGTCCTGTTCCACCTCTACCGTAGTGCGCAGCTTTTGCAGCGCAGAGTGTGCCACATTGCCCAGCGGCATGGTAAACTCAAAAGAGCCAGCTTTACCCACTTCGCGGGTCAGCGTGGGGCTGATGAGCTTTTTCGTGTCGGTAATGTCGCTGGTATCGTGGATACAGACCCTAGTTTTCCATGTGTCTACATCCGTCTGCACACCAGCATAAACTTTATAGCTCATAGGCTTGCCCCCAGATATTTAATACTAATGCTGCAGTCTGCCGATGCAGCGAAAACAAGGGTGCCCACCACACCGTCCGGCATAGTAAGCCCCTCGATATACTGCCAGTCGGTGGACTTGGCCAGAATGCCCACCTCAAAGCCATTGAGAGACACCGCGATGTTTGCGGCGGTCTCGCTGCGCTGGAAGTAGATGCCGGCCGCACGCGGTGCACCGGTGATGGACACCTCTTTGTCCTCGCCCGCCTTGAGCGGGATATTCGTGTAGTTGCGCACGATGTCCGTTTCAAAGTTGAAGTCATCCCACAGCCAGTCGTTGGTGCCGTCGTAGACGCTGCGCTTGAAGGGGTTGCAGGTGCCGGTGATGGTAAAGGTGCTGGAAAGCCGGTCGCGGGAGGGTGTGACTTTCCAAAGCCCTTCCCAGTACCACGCCGGGTCTTCATCAAAGCGGCACTGCAGCCACTTGCCATGAATGGCGTTGGCGATGGTGCTTTCGATGCTGGGCCACTTGCTTTTTGGCGCGTTGCACAGCAGTTCCATCGTAATGGTTCGCTTTTTATAGTGCACCTTGCCATCGTCCCATGTGGTCAGGTTCAGCAGTGAATCAGATCCGGTGACCTGCACAAGGTATTCTTCCGGTTCTGCCGCGCCGATTTTAGGGCTGCCTACCTTGAGGTACAACCCCCAATCTTTCAGGGTGTGAAAATTGCCGATTTTTGCCCCCAGAAGCTTTGCCATTACACACCCCTCGCTTTCCGTTCCACTGTCACGCCGATGCGTGCATCGACGTTGGTCGCCATGCGGGTCGACAGCACGCCCACCAGTTCACCGGAGTCCATGACCACCTGACCCTTGCCGATGTCTGGCAGATGCTCGTCCAGCATCCCCTCGATGCGTTCCAGAATGCTGGTCTGCCGGTCAACAATGGACTGCTGGCCGGTAACGCGGTACTGCAGGGCCGCACGGGTGGAGAAGGTGCCCAGACTGTCATACACGCCGGTTTTGTCAAAGGGACTCTGGTAGTGGCTGACAGGCTTCTGATTATTCTTCTTGTCCATCCACATGGCAAGGCCAATGCCGCCAGCGACTGCGCCCACGCCCAGGATCAGGGCAAGAATAGGATTTGCTGCAACGAAAGACACAATAGTGCCAAGCGCAGACGTGATGCCGCCTGCCATGCCGGAAAAGCTCTGGACGATGTTGCCTAGTGCTCCGCCCACGCCGCCGGACTTTGCAAGACCGTCGATGATCTCGCCAAAAGCCTTGACCGAATTGGTCACACCGTCGATATCGGATTTTACCCCGCCGTCAGAAAAAAGCTTCTGGAAGATATCAAATGCCTTGCCGATGCCGCCACTGAAGTAGCCCTCATTGACCGCGGTCAGTGCGTCCGTAAGCCACTTAGAGATTACGTCACGCTGCCCCTGCGACACTTCGCCCCAGATCAGATTGACAAAATCCAGCCCAAGACTTGCCCAGTCACCGTTTTTGGCATCACTAAAGGCGCTTTTTACCAGCCCGAAAATGCCCTTATCCAGCTGGCCGGAAGCCTCGCTCAGCTGCTGGTCAATGCGGCTCTGGGTACCCTTTACGCTCTTGTCGATAAGAGTAGAGGTCTCCGTCACCTTGTCTTGAACGCCGTCGATGTAGGTGATGATCTTCTCGTAGGTCTCCGCGCCGTTCTCGCCGATGCGCTGGCCAGTCTCTGTGACGGTCTTCTTGATATGCTCGCTGTCGTCCGCGTACTTTTCCACCGCCTGCTGCACCTTTGTGGTGATGCCATCAACGGTGGTTTCAGAAATGTTGGTAAAGGTGCCCAGCAGCGTTTTTGACATGTCATCATAGGTCTTTGTGACCTTTGTGACCGTGCCGTTGACTTTGGTCTCGACCTGCTTAAAGGTCGTGGCAACACCGTTCACCATCTCTTTTCCGGTCGTGGTGGTGGTCTCGGTGATGCGGTCTTTGATCTTGCCGGAGCTGTCCTTGACCTTCTCGGTAAGAGTCTGGATGCTGGTGGACACAGCGCCCAGCGCATTTTGTGCGGTGGTGGTAGCCGTGCTGGAGATGGACGAAATAACCGTTTCGGTGGTGGACTTGGAGCCGGAAGAGCCGGATCTTCTCCTAGTTGAAGAACCAGACGGGCTGGTTGTAATGGAGCTGCCTCTGTTGCCACTGGCTGCTGCCGCTTCCGCCTGACGCTCCGACCAGCTCTTGTTGCTGATGCCAATGCCATTTAATGCATTTTCCCGCATCCTGTTACGGTTACTCTTCCGGTTATTTGCATCCGCGTACTCTTCGTAGGTATCGAAGTCTGCTGTGGCGGCTTTTCCGAGAAAACGGTTGAGTTTATAGCTCAGCTGATCCAGCCATGTGGTGGCTTTGCTTGCGAAGTCCTTGAGAGCGTTTTTTGCCGTGTTGATAGGCTCCGTCAGGCCGGTGATCGCGCCTGCGAGACCAATCCAGCCGTCCGTTTTGTAAGCTTCCTGTGCTGCGACGAGCATGTCGTTCAGATTGCCGATTACAACGCCGATGCCGCCGGATAAATCGCCGGTCAGCAATCCCGTCAGCTGGCTCACGTTGTCCTTCAGGGTAGACACGCGGCCATTCATGGTCTGGCTCTGGGTGTCCATGCTGTTGTAGTAACGCCCGCCCTCTTCGGAAGCAGCCTGCAAAGCCTGCGTCAGAAGATCATAACTGATGGTCATCTTCTGCACTTCAGCGGTGGACTTGCCTGTGTAGTCGGCCAGAATGCCGTATACGTCGATGCCGGCATAAGCAAACTGCTTGATATCAGCCGTTGTAGCCTTGCCGGTGTTGGCGATCTGCTGCAGGTTCTGGGACATGCGGTTCAGCTCGTCGTTGCCGCCGCCGGTCGCAGAGACCGCGTCGCCCAGTGCCATGATGGTACTGCGGGCATAGGAAGCGTTCTCGCCTGCAGAGATCAAGTATTGGTTCGCCTTTGTCAGGGACTCGACATCAAACGGGGTTTTTGCCGCGTCTTCCTGGATCTGGCTCATGACCTGCTGGGCGGCTTCCGCGCTGCCCAACATATTGGTAAAGCCGGTGGTGTATTTCTCGATCTGGGCGTTATACTCGATGCCGGAAGAGATGAACCCCTCTGCGGCACTGAGTGCAGCAGAGCCGAGCTTCGAGAAAATGCCCGCCATGACCGTGCCTTGTGCAATAGCACCGGCCAGAGACTTGCCGGACGCTTTATCCGTGGAGTTGGCAAAGCCCTCCATGCCGTTGTTTGCAGCTTTCAGCGCGGTCGTGGTTGCCCTGAGCTGCGCTTCTGCCTGTGCCAACATGGTCTTGAGATTTTTGGTCTCAGAGGACGCTTTGCCGGTCCTGCCCACCGATTCGTTGTAACGTCTGGTCAGCTCTACTACGGCCTTTGCGGCCTTGCTGTACTCTCCTGACAGTGAAGAAACGGTCTTTTTCGTCTCGGATTGCACATTCTGGATGCCCTGCCGGTAGGCGCTGTCGTCCAGCCCGAGGGTGGCGCTTAATTCAAAAATTTTCAGGTTCCATCACCCCCGTTCAAGCCATTTTTAATGCGTGCTATCACTTCATCAGCGGACGGCTGCGGCGGCTGTGGGCGGTTTTCCACAAGCCCGGCCACCATGTCGTACCACCGCTCTTCCGCGCCTATAAGGTGCGCCAGAGCGTCCGTCATGTACGCCTGATAGCTGAGTGTGATGCGCTCTTGCCGCAAAGCGTTCAGGCAGTGCTGCAAAATATACGGCCTGCCAAACAGCCGCAGCGCGTCCGGGCTGATGGAAGAAATCAGGCGTCTGTACCCGCCAGCACCAACGGCAGACACCAGAGCAAAAAATCCATCACATCATCGTTGTTCAGCAGCTCTTTTACCGCGCGCATCTTCTTGAACGGGCCGATGTTTTCAACCACCCCGTTTTCATCCACGTCCGGCTCATAGAGCAACGGAAGCAGCTTTGCGGTGGCAGCGGCATTGTCGAACAGCAAGCTTTTTGCCATAGCCTGAATGTTCTTTTTTGCCTGCTCCTTCTTCTTCTGTTCCAGCTCCTCCGGCGTTTCCTCGCCGGTCAGAACCGGCAGAACCTTGCGCAGCTCCATGATCTTGGATTTTTCCAAGACCTCCTCTGCCACATCGGCGATCTGCCAGCAGTGGCGCAGAAACTCTTCATCGGACAGCTCTGTCAAAAATTTCATGCGGTGTCCTCCTTATGCTGCGGCCTTGGGGCTGTAGTACCACTCCATAGGCACGGCGTCGTCACCCATCCGGGGGCAGCCGGTCAAGGTGACGGACAGATTGCCCTTGCCCTTGTCGGTGGTCTTGAGGGACAGGCCGCCGGTGGAGAGTGCGTTCATCAGCTTGACGGCCACAAAGCCGCCGTCGATGGTATCGCCCACCCACCAGATGTCCTTGAAGTCTCCGGTGCTGGCGGTGGGATTCAGCGTCATACGGGGCGTGACTTTCTTGTCACTCACATCCGCAGCGCCCAGCGCCAGCTTGATAACGTCCGTTGTGACGTTCAGGGCGGTAAAGGCCAGCGTGCAGTCGTAGTCCTCGATCTGCATCAGCTCTGCGGTGTTTTTCTGGCAGTTGTCCACATCATCGCCAAGGTCGGTGATGTTGGGCTTGCACTCTGCCGTCACGCCGCCGGAGGTGGCGCAGATGATGTCTGCGTCCTGGATCTCGGTCGTGCCGGACGGGTCAAATTTGTTCAGCACGACACCGGCATTGATCTGCATGGACTCGAATGCTTTTGCGCTGATCTTGGTAAACTTTCTTGCCATATTGCTCCTTACTCGCAAAATTGCGTGATTTCAAAATTGAGGTATTCGCACAGATACCCTTCAGGCGGGTTGTCGAGGGGCTGTGCCCATGGGGTGCCTTTTTGCAAAAGAATAGCGCCGCCCTCACAGGAAAGCGTTATGCTGTCCTCGAGGGCTGCGCTGATCGTATCTTCTTTTTGCAGGATGGGGGATCTGCCGCCCTTGCTGTGGTACCACAGCCGGGCGTGGAAGGATGCCGTTTCGTTCCACCCGCCGGGGATGGTGGGCTTGTAGGTCAGATAGGGCAGTGAAGCGGCAGGAGGGATGTTATCTTCCAGGTAGCCCGGGATGCCAAAGCCGTTGAAAAACGTGTTCAGCGCTCGGTTGATGCTCTCAGACGGTCCCATTACGGCAGCACCGCCTTTTTGCACTTGACGGCCCGCAGCCCCATGCCGGATTCCGGCGGGGCTTTGCCCTCATCTGCCGTGCTGGTGATCTGGAAGGTCTGGCCGTCGATCACCCGCTTGATGTAGTCCGGGAATGCCAGCGGCACGCCGGTCTTGACCAGCAGGGTATAGGTAGATGCCGTGTCGGCCTGCTCTGCTACCTGAGCTTCCACAGTGGTGTCGTGGCGCTCCACGGCTTCAAACTCGGGGCCGTCCTTCCAGCCGGAAACAAAGCCGCCCACGCCGTCCGGCTCATAGCTGCGGGTCTGAAAGCGGTATTTTTGGGTAAAGCTCTGCATCACGGTGGATGCAGCGAACGGATTGACCATGTCACATCTTCCTCCAATGATTGATTTCGGATTTATAGCGGGTCTTGCCGTCTGCGGGCAGGCCGTCCGCGCCTGTAGCCATCGTGCCGGACCACCCGGCAAAGGACTGAGACACATACACGCCGCCGGCCGGGAGCGCCTTGTCGTATGCGTCGATTTTTTCAGCCAGCGCCACAAAATCAGGCGGCACGCGCATGGGCTGCACCGTCCCGGTGAAGGTCTCGGCGGTCAGATCACCGTCCCCGGCCTTGTGCACGCCGTTGTTGAAGATGGATCCGCACACGAGGAAATACTGCCCCGGCACTACCCCGGCGGGCACGGTGTCCGGCTCAAAGGCGAACTCCCCGGCAACGGGGTCGTCCGCCCGGTCAAAAAAATTGTGCGTGTAAACGCACAGCTCGGGGACGGTCATGGGGGTCACCTCCTGTTTAGCCCAGAGAGAGCATCTGCCCGATGCGGATGTTCTCCAGCTTCATGCGGCGTTCCCAGTTCGCCTTTGCAGACAGCTCAGCATCCGTAGGAGATGCACCACTGACGTTGTCCTGTTTGAAGCTCATGCCGTTGGGGTGGATAACTCGGCCCTCTTTGGTGTACAGCTTCTGGACGCCAGCCTTGTCCTCGGGGTCGTAATCGGTGTAATAGGGGTTTTCGTAGTTGGTTTTACGGCAACCAACAAAAGAACCCTCGCCGATGATGTATGTCTTGTAAGCATCGACCTGACCGCTGTTCCCCGTTACCTTGGTCGTGGTGTAAGCATCGTTTCGGATCACGACCATGCCGCCAATACGGGCCAGCGTTGCAGGCTGAGAGAGTGCGCCGGGTGTGGTGTACTTTTCAAATTCCACCAGATTTGCAGCCAGGTACTTTGCAAAAACGATGGAGTTCATCACCATCAAGCCGTTGGACATCTGCTTGTCTCCAAAAGCAGCCTGCTGGGCGTAGATCAGAGACTCCGGGGCAACCTTGCCATCGCCGATGGCAGTAATGTCATAGATGTGCTTCTTCAGGTCCGTAGTAGACAGAACAGCGTCCGTAATCTTCATGGTAACGTTCTGCCATACCTGCCGGTAGTAGTGTGCAACCTGATTTGCAATGTGCTGCATCGGGTCGGCTCCCGTCAGCTCTTTTGTGAAATCCTGAGATTTCCATGCCTTCATGCGCTGAATCAGCATAGTGGTCTGCTTGTTGCCAGAAATCTCGGTCGGGGTGTTGTTGGTCATGCCGTCGTTGTTCAGGGGAGCATCAGCAGTCGCATCCAGCTCGGTATAAAACGGGATGGTTGCCACATTGCCTTTTTCACCGATGAGACCCATGATAGAGGCGTCATCCTTGATGATGCCGGATGCCTCGATGCTGGTGTCGATGGTGTTCTGCTCGGCCATATAATCGCCGAAAACTTCCACATCAAACGGGAAACCGCCAAAAGTATCTGCCATAAAATGTCCTCACTTTCTTACTTTTTCCTCAGCTGCTGATACAGCTCAGGGTTTTCGTTTTTGAGCTTGATACGGGCATCAAGGCTCATTTTTGCGAAGTCCTCTTTGGAGACTCCGCTGTTGTTGGTGGGCGGGGTGTCCACTTTTGCGCCGGTGGTCGTGGTTGTAGCCACAAAGTCGCCCCACACGTCTTTCTGGCTGTCCATGAACTTCTTTGCGTCCTTGACCTTGCCGTTCTCGTCCAGCTCCAAAGCGTCGATGTCCGCGCCGGTCATTTTTACAACGCGGTCAAAGTGCTTTTCCAGCACGCCATTGTCCTTCAGCAGCTGCTTGTATGCCGCTGCTTTCGTGGCCCGGGTGTCCTTCTGGGTCTGCTGGGCTTTGTAGTCGGTCAGTGCCTTTTCTGCGGCTTCCTTGCCGCCGTTAGCTGCGTCTCGGTCCTTTTCGGCTTTGGCGAGGGCTGCGTTCTTCTCATCGAGCTGGTTCTGCAAGGTGTCCGTTTCCTCATGCAGCACGTCCAGAATTTTCTTGAGCTTGCCGCTGGTGTCGGTCGTTTCATCTTCCAGAATCGCCCGGAGAGTCTTGCGTTCGAGTGCCATGTGATAGTCCTTTCTGCCCTTGCTCGGGCTGCCATGCTTGGCAATAAGGTTTAATTTGCCGGACGTGCTGCCGGTGTGGTGCCGCCTGTGGGGCTTGAACCCACGGCCCCCGGATTAAAAGTCCGGTGCTCTGCCAGACTGAGCTAAAACGGCATAAAAAAGCGGCTGACGCTGTGCGCCAACCGCTGAGTATTAACTTTTTAGTCAAATTCGTAACTTTGAAATTTGAGGTTGTCTTTTAACGGGATGAGTGTCACATGAACATGCACGTTTGCTTCGCCAAGAACTTTATCACAAAGTTTCTGAAGTTTGATTCTTGTATCGTCAATTTCAAAGCAAAGCCGTGTATTTGCTTCCTTATCATCCTCAATTTTCAGCTCTCGGATTTCGTTGGAAATCTCAAGTTGCCGAACTTCGCAAATTTTTGCTTTGTTTTGGAGCTTGAGCTGTTCCAAATGCAAGTTTTCGCGCTCGCTTTCCAGCTCTTCGATTCTGCTCATATTTAAACCTCCTTGTTTCCTTCTTCTACTGCGATCTCTCGCAGCTCATCAATGTGATTTTCCACCGCCGGGCGGAGGAACGAACGGGGTACCATGCCCCGGGTAAAGTGCCACTTGCCGTTGAAGTCCTTCCAGACCCACGGCGTTTTGCGTCCGTTGCCCTTCTCGGCAAAGATGCCCGTGCCCAACTCCACATAGACGCTGTAAAACAGGTTGCTGCCGATGGTCACGGTCTTTTTTGCAAGGTCTACGGCGTAGGTCAGGCTCTGCTTGAGCGCTCCGCCCACATAGCCCTCAATGCCCGTACTGTCTGCCGTGCCTGTGGGCACAAGCAGCTGGGCGTAGTCCTGCACCTTCATGCCCCATAGGGTCAGCACCCGCTCTGCCCATGAGTCCAACGCTTCATGCAGCTGCGGGGTGTTGTCGGTGAATTTGATGTTGTATTCAAATTTCATTTATCACGGTTCATCCATCCAAGCTTTACTTTTATTCTGATTCTAGCAGTGTATCGCAAAGGGTGCAGGCTTCCAACAGCCAAGGTGTCCTGTAACCACATATAGGACACTCATACCAGCCGGGTTGAAGCGCATCGCTAGCATCAACATGGCGCCACGCAAGTGGTTTTGGCAGCGGAATGCCGAGTATTTTTGAAACTTTTGAAGCATTCATGGCAGCTGTGATGGAATCCCTAGCCTGCTTCAGAGGGTCATATTCTTCGCGTTTTGAAAAATTGGCTTTACTCATTGCTTTTCCTTCTTTCTCTTTCGCTCTTCTGCCCACCACATCTGTTCTTTCTCTTTTCCGCCCTTGGATTTATACCACTCGGTGTAATCCATGACGGGTGTGGTCTCTTTGGTCACATTGTCTCGCTGCATGGCGTTCTGCCGGGGATACTTGCCCAGAGCAGAGGACAGCACACAGCGGCAGTGGTAGACCATCTCCGGGGCAGCGTTGGGGTCGCCGGGGCGCTGAATCTCGTAACCCATGACCTTGAAAGGCTCGTCAAGCTCTGCCGTCTGCTGGTCAAGCAGGCGGTGCATCTCACGGGTGTGGTAGTCGTGGGCGGAGTTCCACCGCTTTTTGACCTCGATGCCCAAAGCTTGAGCGTTGCGCATCTGCTGCAAAGCCCCGGCGTTCTGGGCGCTGGTAAGGGCTGTGATGGCGTTGCTCATGGCCCAGTGGATCTCTGTATCAGCCATCCCGTTTACGGCCTGCACGGCGATGTCGTGGACGCTCTTGCCCTGAATGATGCCCTGCATGACGTAGCGGTTGAACACCCGGGCGTCATAGGTGCGGTTGCTCTCGCTCTTGATGCGCTTGTTGGGCACCATGCGGGGATTCTCTTTCAGCAGGAGTTTGACCGCTTCGGTGTTGTACAGGGTCAGCCCGAACGTCACGCCTGCGGCCTGTTCCAGCTCGTAGAAGGCCCAGTTTGCGCCGAAGGAAAAGATATTGTATTGCTCGTCCCGGGCTAGCTTGTAGGCCGTCTCTTGGGCTGTGGTGCAGGTCTGCGTGATGCCGTCCAGCTTCTGACGCATCAAATCGGACTGAAAGACCTGATTTTGCAGCCAGATGCGGTAATCGTCCTCTGTAATCTCGCCTGCATCCAGCTGCACCCGCTTGCGCTCGTCCAGCGCTTTGTACTTTGCCAGAAAATCGGTCAGCTGCTTCTGCATCTCCCGGCGGGCAGTGCCGTACACCCGGAGGATGCGGCGGCGCAAGCGGTTCAGCTGTCGGGTAGAAATGCGGTCACGGTCGTTCATTGTTTTCCCCGGCGGGTCCCCATTTGATGTTTCCGAGTTCGTCAACGCCTACTGCGCGGACTTTTGGCACGTCCCAATCAATCGTGGTCGGCTGCATCAATTCGACTGCATTTGCAAACCGCTCCAAAAGTTTCCTGTCGTTTTCGTCCAGCTCAATAACAAACTTGCCGATGATGTTTTCAGCCATCGTCTTCGTCGTCCTCCTCGTCCACGGTCTCCCGTGTTGCGCTCTCAGCCATCAGCGCGGCCTTGGCCTTCTTCTTTTGTTCCGGGGTCAGGTTGGGCAGCAGGTCAATGGCCATGTCCTGCCCGATGATCGGCGCCTCGGAGATCACCGTTGCGACCTGTTCGGCGGTGTTGGTGATCTTGCTGCGGTTGAATGTCGGCATAGCGTTGTCAAAGCCAGCCAGTGCGCAGATCTGCCGGATGAACGGCTTGACCTGAGCCTCGAAGTCGTCCGCGTTCTGGTTCAGCGGCTCATAGGCCGCGTCCAGATGGTCGTTGGTGCTGTCCGCACTGACACAATGCACGTCCAGACCGCCGAAGTCCTCATACACCCGGGTGTGGAGCAGCTCCAACAGAGCCTGCCGGGCCGTCACAGGGATCTCGGTGGTGTAGGGGGTGATCTTGCCGCCCTCGCTGGTGTCTGCGCCTGCAATGTGGTACAGATTCAGCTTGACAAGGAACTCCTGCAGCTCGTCATCGGTCATTCCGTTGAAGTTCTCGCACAGCCAGTAGATCTGCGAAAAGTCCTGCAGGTCATTGCAGAAGCCGGACATCACCAAATCGGTGTTGTCAATGTAGGCTTTTAAGCCCACAAGCGTGCTCTGCTGCAGGTCGGAGCCCCACAGTGGAACAATTGGCAGGGCGCTGTAGTTTTCGCCCTCCACGCTTTCCAGCCCGCCGCCGGGTGTGGTGACGGTCACGCTCTTGTATGCCTGCTTCGGCGTTGTCTCTTGCATCACATTGCCGATTTTGCTTTCCGTGTACTCAGTGAAGCCGTCCAACTCGTACAGGATATAGTGCATATCCGTGTCCGGGTTCAGCCGCCAGAAGCGCACACCCGCCTGCAAAAGTCCTGTCTTTTCATCGTACAGGGGAGCGAACTCGGTCAGCTTGAAAACCACCAGATGGTCGTTGTTCCAGAAGCCAAAGCTCTCGCCGTGGATCAGGGCAAAATATCCGGCTTTCTGGATCTGCTCATCAAAGTTCTGCCCCAGCTTGCCCTTGTCCACGCCATCGTCCGCAAAGACCACGCCGTTGCCGAGGGAGTAGGTGGCTCTCTGCTTGTTGAGCCGCCGAAAAAGATTGCTCTTGACCATATCGGGGTGTAGGATGTCTTGCTTGGTGTTTTTGGATAGGCGTTTCAGCATCAAAGCGTAAGCCTGCGCGAAGCGTTCAGCCCCCGGGTTTTTCTGTGCGTCGTACAGGTCGGCGTCCAGTGCCATCTTGTATGGTCCGGAACTGCAGTGCTGCTGCACGAACCGCCGGATGAAATCAGGCTGTTCCCCGGCGGCTTGCGCCTGCTGAAATGTCTGGAATGTGTATACAGTGCTCAAAATCAATCCCTCAGTTTCACAAGGCGCTTTGTGCGCACGAAATAGCGGATAGCGTCCATGCAGTGGTCATTGACCTTCAGCACGGTGTCGTCTTTATCTGGATCCCAAGCGTACACGCCGAACTCTTCCAGCGTGTGCTTGCAGTCCTTGTATATTTTCAGCCGCCCGGTCTGCAGCATGGTCTGTACGTCCAGAATGCCGCTCAGGACATCATTGTTTGCGGGCGTCTGGGTAAAGCCGTTCTTTCGCAACTCTGTGATCAGCGGCAGGGCCGACGGGTCCACAATGATCCTCTCCGGCTTGAGACCATTCAGCCATGCCTTGAGGTCTGCAACATACTCGCCCACGGTCTTTTGCCGCTTCTGTTCGCGGCCGCTGTAGTAGTACTCCCGGGTGACGATCCAGCAGTCTGCATCTGCCTGCTTTTGGAACAGCAAAAAGGTCGTTGCGTTCTGGGTTCCAAAGTCGCACGCCACATAGGCGCTCTTTGGCGAAAGCTCCGGCAACTCGTCAACGACGTGCTTTTTGCGGTCGAACATGTCATATACAAGGCCCTCAGCCACCGTCCACAGGCCCAGAATGTAGCGCTGATAGAAAACGCCGCTGTACTGGCTGCGGTATCTGGCCTTGATGTCCTCGGAAAGCGACAGGTTGTCGTCCATCGTGAAATGGAGATACATCATCTTGCGGGAACGGCATTTCCGCACCCACTCGAGATAAAACCAGTGCTGCGGGCTGCCCGGGTTGCAGTTGAACCAGAACTTTGACCCGGTGACAGAGCATCGGGCTGTGGCCTGATTGACGAAGCTTTGCGGCATCAGGGCCACCTCGTCGAAGAATGCCCCGGCAAGGGTGATGCCCTGGATCAGGTCTTGGCTGCTCTCATCCTTGCCGCCGAAAAAGTAAAACTCGTTAACTTTGCTGCCCTTGCTGACGGTCATGCAGTTTTCCGCCCGGTGCTCCTTGACGTTGTAACCACGGGCTGCAAGCTGCTGCTTGAGCGTCCCCAGCACGTTGCGCCGGAAGCTGGCAATGGTCTTGCCGCACATGGCAAACTGCTGGCCGCTGTAGCAGGTCATAGCCCACTGTACAAAAGAAAAGCTCATGGCAAAGGTCTTGCCCGATCGGATAGCTCCATCGGCAATGATGCCGTTGTAGCCGCTGTATGCGCTCTGCGGTGTCCACCAGCTCAAGACCTGCTTTTGCCGCTGGCTGAGGGCTTTCCAGCGAAAACCGTTACTTTTCCACATGGTCGTCTTCTTCCTCCGGCAGCATCTCCACGTCATCCGGCGGGCTGATGTCTGCGGCAGCATTCAGGGCCTCAAGCAGGCCATCGTCGTCATGCTCCTCTGCCCTCGTTTCTTCCGGCACACCTGCCCACTTTTCAGGCCGCCGGTTTTTCAACCAGAATATCTGAGCCGTCACGTTGGCTGGAACGACGACCTGTTCCTCTGCATACTCGATGCGTTCTTCTTCAAGCCGCTTTTTTCCATCCACCATGACCTTTTTCAGTTTGATGGGCTTTTTTACGGTTACGGTGCGGGTCTTGCAGCTTTCGAACAGCTCATTCTCCACAATGTAGTCCGCAACTTCTCGGCCTTTTTTTAAAGCTTCCGATAATTCGGAAAATTTGTTTTTCCATTCGCAGAGAGTGGATACTGAAATTCCCATATTCCCGGCAATCTGCTTGTCTTTCAGGCCATCCATTGCCCAACCGCGAAGCAGCGTTAGCCCTTCCGGTTCTAACCACTGCTCGAATTTACCTTTTCGGCCAATCTTAGCTCACCTCTTTTACAAGAACGGCCTTTTCTCCCGTGAGGTCTTCCCATCGCTTCACAATGACATCAACGTACTTCGGATCATACTCCATGAGATAAGCTGTTCTTCCGTTCTGCTCGCAGGCGATCAACGTTGTCCCGCTTCCCCCAAACAGGTCAAGGACAATATTCCCGCTTTCTGTGTTGTTTTTGATTTGATAGTCAAAAAGCGCAACAGGTTTCATCGTTGGGTGCAGCTCACTCTTAACCGGTCTGTCAAAATCAAGAACGGTTGTCTGTTTTCTGTCGCTTGTCCATAGATGTCCTGCGCCATCTTTCCATCCATACAGGCAAGGCTCATGCTTCCACTGGTAATCCTGCCTCCCCATGCATAACGTGTTTTTGTTCCAAATCAAACATTGCCTTACAGTCCATCCAACGTCTCTACATGCACCTCGGAAGTTGTACCCTTCTCCATCTGCGTGCCAAATATAGAAAACAGCGCCAGGTCTCATTACAGCGTTGGCGTTTCTGAAAGCACTGGTTAAGAACTCTCTAAATTCCTCATCTCCCATGTTGTCATTCTGTATGAGCAGGCCATCCGTTCTTTTGTGCCTTTTTACTGCCTCGCTTACATCTCGCACTGCTCCATAGTTCACGTTATACGGTGGATCTGTAAGCAACATATCGGCCTGCGCCCCCCCTATAAGGGTTTTGACGCTTTCTTCATTAGTACTGTCCCCGCACATAACGCGATGCCTGCCGCATTTCCAGATATCCCCCAGCTTCGCCTTTGGCGGCGCGGCTTCGTCAACTTCTGGTGCTTCATCCTCAGCAACCTGCGTTTCATTGGCTCCACTGTCTGGAAGGTCGAAATCAAAGTCAAAGTCGCCAAAGTCCACTTCTGCCAGTTCCTGTTCAAGTTTTCCGAAATCCCACCCAGACATTTCACCGGTCTTGTTTGCGAGGATACGGTATTTCTGCTTCTGTTCTTCGGTCAGGCCGGTGTAACGTACCACATCAGCAGTGTTCACATGGAGCTGCATCAGAGCAAGACGGCGGGTGTGTCCGCTGAGGATGACGTTGTTCTCGTCCACCTCAATGGGGTCAAGCGCGGTACACTGCCGCATACTTTCCGCGCAGGCGTTCACAGCTTCCTGGGAAATGACGCGCGGGTTGTTCTCATACGGAACAAGATCTTCGACCGGTAATTTCAGCAGCTCTTTCTGAATCATGTTATTCTCCTCCCGTGCAAAAGAAAAACCGCCCGGAAGATCCGAACGGTCAGAATATCGAATGTGCCGCCATCTGGATTTGAACCAGAACCCACGTAATGGATGTGCGCAGTGGTTGGCTGTGCAGTGATGTTCCCGTGGTGTCACCAACGTTGTCCCGCCTTAAATGGGCGGCGCTCTGCCAGTTGAGCTATGGCGGCATATAAGCAGCGCCCGTGCATTCAGTTCGTTGGACATGCGTCAAACGGTGGGCACTGCTGCATCCGGAACTTTCGCGGCCGGATGCCCCGCTATTGCGCGGCCCCCTCATAGGGCACGCAAGCACTCCCGGCAGGGCTCGAACCTGCAACACGCGGTTTTGGAGACCGCTGCTCTACCGCTTGAGCTACCGGAGTATAAAAGCCACCCTTGGAATCGAACCAGCCGTGTCTACACACACGCGCCGCGCTCCAAACTGCGCTCAGGCGGCATATAAAAACAGCTCCGGTTTTCCGCCGGGGCTGTTGGTTGGCGCACATCCTGCCAGGAAAGCTACACCTTGGCAAGGATTCTAAGGCCTTTTCTTGGCACGGGAGGTTGCACGTGCGGCCTTGCGGGTTGTCTAGTCCATGCGCCATACGGTGCGATACGGCGGAATCGAACCGCCTCCTGTCTCTCATGAGCGGCAGGCTGCCTTTGTTTCAGTGTATCGCATAGAAGCAGCCCGCGAAACGTGAAGAGAGCAAAGCCCGGTACCTGCAAACAGAAAAGGAGGAAAATGCTAAGAAGGAACACGTTTCGGAGGCTGCGTGCATCGGTTTGCCTTTTGGCTTTTCCGATGATACAATTTTACACCATGTAATAGTGAAACCGCAATGTAATGACAGTGCAATGTTTTTAAAGGCTCAGCTCCTCCATTGCTTTGCGCCGCAAGACATAGACCATGCGCAGAGAGTAATTCATATCTTTTGCGACCCTGTCCCACGTGAGGCAATCGAGATAGTACTTGTACAGCACCGTGTATGCTTTTTCGTTCTGGATCTGGGCGAGTGCGTTTCTAATCTCAAGGAACAGCCTGTCACAGACCGCTCTTTGCTCATAAGCGCGGCGCTCCGCTTCCTCCTCGCGTTCAACCGCCCGGGCAAGGCTCTGGCCATCTTTGCTTCCGCCGGGGGCCGCGCTGAGGTTCTGGGTAATGTGCCGGGTGGCCTCCTGTGCTTCGGCCAGACGGTCAGACAGCAAGTAGTATCTTTTCTCTGCTTCGCGGTAGCGGTTCAGCCATGCCTTGACAGACCGGTAATCGGTTCCGTCCGGCTTCGGCGTGTCGGTGTCAGGTGTCCATGTGTGGATCATGCCGCATTCCCTCCCATGGTATAAAAAATAAAAATAGAAAGTGCTACGATTACAGCCGGAATCACAATTTCAGGTTCTTCCATCGCAAGCCAAAGAATAAGCCAGTATCCGGCAAACAGTACAAAACAAAAGCTCAAAAAGCCAAGCGTTGCAAGTTCCATATTACTCCTCCATTTCTTCAATCCAGATCTCCACTCTGGGGTTTTGTTTGTCGTAATCCACCCGGCTGCCATCGTGGGCGGCGACGATTTTGCTGTTGTCGTCCTCCAGCACGTGGGCTTTCACCAGAATGTCCGTGGTCGCCTCGATGAGGTTTGCCAGATCGACCCGGCGGGCGGTCTTCATGTAGTACACGCACCTCACGTTCACGCGGGCAGAAATGGGGCTGTGCGGCCTTTTGATTTGCCGCAGGCAGTCCGTCTCATAATCCACGTAGTCCTTGCTGGGGGCTATGAATGGGGTCTTTCTGCCGAACTTTGTGAACTTGTACAGGATGCGCTGGCTGTTTTTCTTAGTGACCGGGTTGCCGTAGATGGTCAGCTTCATTCGCTGTCCTCCACATAGCACCAGCTTTGAGGTGGGCGGAAAATGGAGCATCCGTCGATTTTGCAAGTCGGTGGAACCATGTAGTGATAAGACGATTCATAGTTTTCACAACGCCAATTTCCGCAAACACAATTTGATCTGCCCATTCCCAAAAAACCAAATCTTGAAAATTCATCAAGGTCTCTGGGCTTGTCATAAATCTTCAGGTCAGAGATGTGCCAGCCGTAGCCATTACGACCTTGCAGATATTTTTTAACGGTTTCTTCGGTCAGGCAGGCGGCTTGAAGCAGTGCATCTGCCGGTTTATACCACCCGTCCGATGTCAAAATGTTTATGTCCATCATCGTTCCGACGTGGACGAGCTTGTCGATTTTGTCGCAGGTGAACTCGCCGATCACTTCGCTGTCCATTTTCTGCACGCCAGCCTTGGGCAATTTCATGACCCAGCCATCGTGACCGGTGCAGTAGATGTACGCCTTGAACGGCGTTTTCAGCGTCGGGCGGGTCTTACGCACCTCTACGGTTTTCATCCCGCTCCAAATCAGCTTGCACCAGTTGGGCTTGATGCTTATCAGAACAGCCTTCATTTTTTCATCATCCCTTCCATTGCCAGCTGCTCGCACTGCTTTTCAGCTTCCCTGCGCTGCTGGTCATACTCAAACAGCATATCTGCGTACTCATTGCCCACCCGGCGGATGGCCGTTTCCAGCATCTCCGTCACAAGGTCGTGGTACTTGTCCGCGCCCTTGCGGCTGTTCCTGGCAGCTTCCCGGGCTTCCCACAGGTCGGTGAGTTTGTCCCGTTTGTCGGCGGTGATCTCGCCATAGCCGTAGGCATCCTGGATCTGTTCCATGCTTTCCCAGCCTTCCAGCTCAGCAAAGGGGTCAGCTTCAGCCTTTGCCATGCTGCGGGCTTTGGTCTTTTTCTTGACGTACCGGTTCAGACCGTCCTGCATCACGGCGCGGGCATCGTCCATCGCCTTGCGGACATCCTTGACCTCCCGCTCTTTCTTGAGCTGCCCGGGCTGGCTGGCCCATTCTGCCATCAGCTCGGATTTCGTTTTCGGTTTCATGTTCTTCCTCCGTTCTCACAGCTTCCCGAATGCGCAGTCTGGCAAGCTCAGCTTTCGCATACCACAGCTGCCAGTTGCCAAACCATCCCTTGTGGAGCAGTTTCCCGCCGTAATAAACAAGTTCCTGCTCCATCAGATGATCGAGCGAAACGATATACTGTCCGGGCTTGTACTTCATCTGCTCACCTTCTGAAATAAGCTTGTCTGTTCCGCCACCGGCATGATGTACTCTGCCCACGGCCTGCGCAGCGGATCACTGCACCAGAGCATTTTCTCCTCGTTCTCGGTCATGCGCTTTGCAAGCTGTGCGGCTTCTTCCGGGGTATAGAACAGCCTGCGTCCGATGTCGCTCAGTGGGTAGGAAAACGGTGTCAGGTACCCGCCCGCATTCTTTCCCGTCAGCCTGATCTCGGTGTAGCCACCCTGAAAATAGCCGGTCACACGGGCTTCACGGACCATATATTCCATCAGCGGTCCCGCGCGGGTCTTTTCGTAGTACAGGTGCTCCAGCACATGCCACATGGGCGTGCCGATGAGAGGCTTATGGGTTCTCACCGTTTTCTTCCTCCCATCCATCCATCCTTCTTTGTTGAAATCGTTGCGGCTGATCCGCTCCGCCGCATGGTTCCCGTTGGTGTAGATGCGCTGCGCTTTCAACTGACGCTTGTACTCGGCATACCGTGGGCAGCTGTCGTGGCAGATCGGGTGCCGGTCGGGGCAGTCTTTGCAGGGTTCAAGTTTTACCATCGGTCTGCACCTCCTGATTTTCTTTTCCGAGCTCCTTCCTTGTCGGCTCGCTCGCCCGCAGCCTTGCAGCTTCACGCGGGGCTGTGGTGATATCTGCCTGCGCCCGCTTCAAAAACTCGGCACGGCGGTATGTAAGGTCCGGCATTTCAGCCAGCTCTGAAAGCCCTCCAACGCTTCCGGCATAGGATTTTGCCGCCGGGGGGAGTTGGTCATACAGGGCTTGCAACTCTTTCTGCCCGTCACTACGCAGCAGCCCGCCCTTTTCGTCAATGCCGATCACCATCGGGAACTTTCGCCAGCTCAAAAATGTCTGTGCCTTGCGTGCCGCTACAGCCAGAGCTTCCCATTCAGCGGACGGGTCAAGACACTGGGAAAGCTGCTTGAAGATGTCGGCCACCGTGACCGGATAAACGCATACCCGGTTTGCCGCCAGAAAAGCCCGCTTGACAGTATCGCCGTCATAGTCGCCAAACTGGTACGTCCACACATCGATGGTGGTCTGCATCTCCTCATCGGTCAGTGGCTTAGATCCCAGCTTGTACAGCACAAAATTCATGCGAATCAGTTTTGCCACGTCTTCCCGTGTCATGTCTCAAACCCTCTTTCTCTGTCCATCTTTGCCAGCACCCGGGCAAGCTGGTCGTCTACGGTCTCGGTTGGCTGCTTTCCTCGCGGTCTGGCTTGTCGGCTTTGTTCGTTGGCTTCCACGTCCCCCGGGGTGCGTATCCCGTCTCGTTTCCAGCCGGACAATATGCCGTTGATGTAGTTCCATGAGCGCTTCCCGGCTTCTGTGGCCTTGTCAATCGCCAGCAGGATCATCTCTGTGCTGTACTCCTGCCTCCACTTCTGCAGCTTGTCCAGCGCAGAGCGCGGGAAGTCCCCAACGGCCTGCTGATAATGCTGGACGATCTTGGAAAGTTCTACGTCAACGGCGGCGGGTGCGGCGCTATTATATACACCACCGTTAGGTGATATACCATTACCATTTACATTACCATTACCATTTACATTACCATTACCATTTACATTTACAGCCGGATTTGCCGCGTTTTGCTGTTTTTGCTCGTCAAAGTCGGCATTTGCCGGATTTGCCGCGTTTTGCTGACGCTTGCCGTTTGTAACTTCTGCGCCTTTACGCCCTGCGGCAGCTCTCTTTTCTCGTTTTTCGTTCCATTTTTTAGAATTTGATTCCACCGCCTCGGACATAAAATCCCACGCCATTTCGAGCTTCTGGTCGTCCTCAAAATTCGGCGGATCGGGGAAATCAAGCAGCGCGTCAAAAATCCTGCCTTTTTGCTCCAGAGACAATTTCCGCAACGGCTTTTTCCATGATTTGTAAATGACTATGCTTTTCTGCTCTTCCTCTTTCAACTGCTTTCACCTCCTTTGCACGCCCGTATAGCCAGATAGCACAGCTTGCGAGATCAGAACGGAAGGTCTTCGGCATCATCGTTGATGGGGTCATACTCAGCAGAAGGGGCCGCTTCCGGAGCGTCAGTGCTGTGCGGCGCGTAGTCTGCAAGGCTTTCGCCGGGGTATATCTGCGCACCCTGCAGGCCTTCCGGTTCTGCTGCCGGCTTTGCAGGCTCCAGCGGCAGGCCGGGCTGCGCCATCAGGTCGATCATCTGCTGCAGCCAACGGAATGTCACCAGCCCACCGGGCTGAACATCATCCGCGTCCACGTCGTAATAGATCTTGCCGTTATACTCCCGCTCTTTCAGCTTTTGAGCAAAAACTGTGACCTGATCGCCTTTCTGCAGCATGCCGTCCCACTGGTCGATGCCGTGCCAGAGGTTCACGCCCACAAAGAAGCTCTGCCATTTGCCGGATTCATCCTGTGTGCGGCTGGCTTTCAGGTCAAACTTCAGCACCCGCTTCTGCCCGGCATCCCGGAGCACCGGGTCTTTGGCAATCTCGCCGTGCAGCATGATGCCGTTCTTGGTCTGGACGATCATGCATCATCACCGCCAAACGGATCATCGGCGTTTTCCTCTGCAGAGGGTGCATCCGGGGCAGGGATCAGGGTGCCCGCCGTCTTGCAGTGACGGTGGGAACCTGCGTAATGATCCAGCACCGGCAGTTCTTCAGGCGGCACCTCACGAGCGGTGCTTTCGGCATCCACACGCACCTCGCTCTCATCGTACAAAGCGCCAAAGGTAGACGGGAACGCTTCACGAAGGGCGTGCACCAGCGCCACCTTGCGGATCATGGTGGCCTTTTTGCCGTTCCAAAGAGATTTGCCGGTGTCGTATTCGCTGAGCTTGACTTCCTCGTAGCTGGCACGGGTGCGGTCCTTGCGGTAGACCTTTGCCCAGCCGCCGAGAAGGGTCTCGCCGCTGTCTCCATCATAGACGATAGATCCCTCACGGTTCAGCAGCTGGCCATCTGCGGTCAGGACGATCACGCCAGCTTCAAAACCATCGTAGGCCGGGTGGCGCTCGGCCATCTGCAGATAGCAGTTCTTGCCCAGCACGATGGTGCTGGCGGTGTCGTCGTTTTTGTTATCGTAGTGGATCAGGTAGGCTTCTTTGGTGAAGGGGTTCAGGTGGTACTGCTTGCATGTCTCCAGAAAGATTTTGCATTCAGAATCGGTGGCTTTGGGGCAGATGAAGCTGCGCACGTCTCCAAAACTCACAGTGAAGTGCTGACCGTCAGCACCGGTGATCTCCACAGGAACGGACGGAGACGCGGCCTGCATAGCAGTGCTGCCTGCACGGTTGGCGTTCTGAACGGAACGGTTTGCCAGAGCCTGTGCATTGGAAACGGACGAAGTAGGCGCGGGTGCGCCGGGACGAGTAAGTGCCATAAGTAACTACCTCCAAAATTATTTGATCGAACCATAGCGGAAGCCGCGCTCTGCGGCTCCCTGCTTGAACCATGCAATGTCCTCCCGGGTGAACTCCACCCAGAAGCTGTATTTCTTGCGGACCGGAGCCTCCTGCTGTGCAGGCTCTGCGAATCTCTGAAGCATGCTGAAATCCAATCTGCCATCCGGCGTGATGGCTGCATTGGCCTGCGCCGTTTGAGCCGCTTCTGTGGCGATCTGGCGTTCTTCATCGGTCGGAGGGATAACGACCGGAGCGGCGGCCTGCGCCCGCTCTGCGGCCATTCTCTCGGCCTCTGCGCGGCGCTGGGCGTCCCTGGCATTCTGGCGGCGGCTATGCTCCACAAGGGCAGCGTTCAGATTCAGTTCACGCAGATACTCCGTGGTGCAAGCCTCTGCGTCCTCTCCGCAGGTCTCCCGGATCAGACGCAGCTCCTCCCGCCGGGTCTCCACGCTCTTGCGCAGCTCCCGGCTGGCCTTTGCCAGATCATAGGTCTTGTTGAGCCACTGGGGCACCAGCAGGCGGTCAAATGGGATCATCTCCCGCAGCTCGCCGATGCAGTCCGCATAGACAGCCCACAGGGCGTCGGCCTTGTCCTGCCGTTCGGCTTCCTCCACAGCCTTGACCTGCTGGTCAATGGCACCAGAGACGGCCTTGCACTGGGTCTGCATCTGCTTGGTGCTCTGCAAGAACTCTTCCAGCGGCTTCATGTAAAAGGCCTTTGCGCTGCGGGCAGCGTCCGAGAGCTGCTTGTCCAGCTTGTTCACGGCGGCGCGGTCGGCCTTGGCATCCTTGATGGTCGCCGGGGTGTAGACGCGGCCAGTGTAGGCGGCCAGCATCTCGGTCAGATTCTGCTGCACCTCGGCTTCGTTCCACCGGATCGCGGGCAGCTCCGGGTGCTCCACCCGGACGGTCAATTCTTCTTGCATAAATATTCACCACCTCTGATAAACTCTCTCACCATCGTTGTTATATACGATGTAGGTATTGCGGGGATAACCTTGCGCGTGTTCCTTTTCGGACAGTGCATCCGCCTGTCGGATCAGCTCTCCCACTGTCTGCGCAGAGCGCCTCTCTAAAAGTTTCGGCGGGTTTTCAAGCCCATCATAGATCTGCAAAAGTGCCACTTGTAAAACCTCCTGTTTTGTGTTATTTTTGTGGTGATGGGCGGCGAGACTCATCACCCTTTGGGCTTGTCCGTGTTGGCGCACGGGCAGGCTCTTTCTTTTTGCCCGGTCATAAGTTGAACAGCTTAGAGAGAAAAGCTGCCTCCTTGTCGGAAAAGCCGGTCATGTTGGTGGTAGGGCCCAGCTTATAGCGGGCAATGGCAGAGGATTTCATGCACTTACCAAACTTATCCATCAGATCTTCCACCTCCGCGTCCGTCAGATTCGTGCGAAGTTTCACCACCATGCTCTCAATCGTTGCCATCATGAGAAGTTCCTGAGCATGGAGAGCGTGTTTGTCGGGCCCCTTGAAGTCAACGGAAACCATGCCGCCGCATTCTTCAATGATAATTTTCATGCTGTACCTTCCTTTTCGTTTATGCCCTCCCGCGGGATCTTCTCCACATGGTAGATGTAGCGCCGCCGGGGGTTGTCTTTTTTGTGCTTGGCGTGGCAGACAGCCGAGAAAAAGCTGTTTCTGCTGGTATAGCCCATTTGCTGGACGATCATGTCAGCCGTCCCGCTGGCTATGATCTCGTCTGTCTTGGCCGAGTAGACCGTGTACCACATGACATGGTGGACAGTGTCAGGCATACGTGATCTCCCCGGACTCCTCTTGCAGCATCTCCCGCACGTTGTCCATTTCTTCTGCGCACATCTCCCAGACGTTTGCCCGTGCGGAGTATCCGGCCCGGACAACAATGTCATCTGATGCTTCGGATTCTTGCCTGCAGCGTTCAGCAAGCCGCGTGTAGGATTTGACTTTGTCCTCAACGTACTCTTTAGCCGTCATCATGCCCCGCGCTCCTGATCCTGCGGATACTCCGGGTTGCGGGCGTGGGTGCGGCTGATCTTGCCGTACTTGCGCCGCTTTGCGGCTCTCTCCCTGTCCTCTGCGGCAAAGCCCAGACGAGCCAGCAGAACAGCTGCCAGAATCAGCACCAGCGACACTGCAAACAGTGTGCCGGAGATGTATCCGGTGGTCTGCGCGGTACCCTCTGCGCCCATAGCTGTGCCCATTCCAACGCCGCCAAAAACGACAGCCATCCAGTAGTAAGCAGTGGATTTGAGTTTCATTCTCTCGGATCCTCCTTTGTGTAAATCTTCTTAAGTTTGTAGAAATCCTTCATCCACGCCATAAATCCGGCGCGTGAGATCAGCGGGGCGGCGCTCTTTGTGTCAATAGACGGCACCGCCCATGCCGGGAAGCTGCCGGCCTGAATCATACCGGTAAAGATCGGCTCACTCACCGAAATGTTATTGTCCCGCATGATCTGGCAGCACTCTGCGATCCCCATGCTCGGCTTCATCACTACCGCACCCCTCCTTTTTTTCTCTCAGCTTCCGCTTCATCTGGATATGCTCCAACCGCTCCGGCTGCCTTGCATCCCAGCGCTGTTCAAGCCAGCGCTTGTTGTAGTGCTTCTTCACGGCTTGACCTCCACAAACTCGCCATTTTTGAGGGTATAGTAAACGTTTTCCTTGATGCGAGTGCCGTCTACTTTTTCGATCTTCGCCCACCGCATGCGGCCGTCATCATCGTACTCGGTCAGCACCAGATAGCAGCCCAGTGCGCCGCACGCCTTACCGCAAGCACCGTTTGCAACGGCAATGCTATCTTTTCCGTCTGCTTTTGCGCTGCAATAATCCCCAGTGGCTACCGCCGTGCTGTAATCGCCGCTGGAACCCGCCGTGCTGGAATAGCCGCTGG